TGTTGGTTGGTTCTGTCGGAGGAGCTGCTCGACCACATCCGAGCGAACACGGATGGTGCGCTTCGTCGCCGCCATGGCTGGAAGCCGACCGTCACGAATCCACCGACGGACGGTCTCGGGATGAGTCCCGAGGGTCTGGGCGATCTCCTTGACTGTCAGTAGTCTTACGCTCACGGGCCAAAGAATGGCGCGTGTCGCAATGCGTTGCAAACTTTTTCTTGAGGAATTTTATTCCTCGAACCCGCGACGGCGAGCGATTGGGGTCAGTTGCTGACCTGATTGGCGCAATTCCATGAGGAATCTGCGCTTCCCGTGATCGAGTCCGCGTTGGTACGCGTCGGACAGAATCTTGATGCGAGCCTCGTCGCCGCGCTGCTGGTAGGCACCGCTCATGAATGCGCGTTCCGAGTACATGCGGCGGTAGTAACCGACGAGCTGCGCGTAGCGGTCGAACTGCTCTGGCGAGAGCTTCTGGTAGGTCTGATTGCGAACGGTGATCTCGGGGTTTGGGATCGAAGGAATGACCCGGTTGTCAGCCGTCCTGCGCCAGACGCGGTAGATGCTGGCGTTGAGCGGATCAGCGTCGATCTCACGGCGGTTCCAGAAGTCCACGAACTGATCGATCCACGGGTTGCCATTCTTGGCCGTCTGCTTCACCGGCTCGCCCCACAAATTGCGGCGCATGGGCATCGCATCTGGATCTTTTGTGCCGGGGATTTGGGCACCAGGGAAAATAAACTTCAATGCAGCGTACCGCTGATTCAGTTCATTGACCGTATCCTTGAGGATGCCTTCGCCTCCGGTGACCGGCAGGTACTCGCGCTGTGCGCGGCGGATCGATCCAAGGGTGGCCGGTGCGATGGGCGCAAGAGCCGTGATATTCAGGTCCTTGATGAACCGCTCCATCGTGGCTTCAGACTCCTGCGAGAGGAGTTTCAAGAAGTTGCTCGTACCCTTGAGGAACTGTTGTTCCATTATGAAGTTCACGCCTGATTCGTACCCGCCCTTCAACATCGATGTGACATCAGGTTGATCGGTGCGTGACCGCTCTTGGATGCGCTTAGCGGACCCAACAATGATTCCGAGTGCGCCAGCGGTTCCGAAGGCCGACAGGTCCTTGATAGTGTCACCGGGTCGAAACGCCGGGTCTTCGCCGTTGAAGAGGCGTCGCAGGCCAGACATGTTGATCGTGCCAGGAGGCATCACGCCGCCAGCCTTGGCCAGCTCACGCGCCTTGTTGGTTTCGCCAGGGGTGTCGAGATTTGGGGTGATCACGCCCTTGTCGTAGAGGTAGGTGAACCCGGTCATGACCATGCCTCCGACAACTACTTTTCCGATGGCCTGATTGCGTTCACGAACCGACATGTTTTTCCAGTCTGCGAACTGGAGCAGGCCAGCAGGGGTGTACTGCAAAGCCTCTGCGGCGACATTGATCGGAGTCTTCTGGAAGAGCGAGATGAGGCGGTATGGGATGTATCCGATGGGTCCAGTTTCTTCTTTGATGAATCGATTGATCCCAGCGACCGCACGCGTGGCAGCGTTGTCCTGCTGGAACACGGATCGAGCGGATTCGTTTTCGATGACATCGATGTCGTCACGCGTGAATCCCTTGCGCCCATCGGCCTTTGCCTTGTCGCTGATTAGGAAGTTCTCGGGGTCCTTGATGGCGAGTTTGAGTTGGGCTTCCGAGAGTCCATTCCTGCGACCGAGTTCGCTGATGATCGCAGCGCGAGAGGACTGGCGGAACGGAAGATCCGTGGCCTGCGTGAGGCGCAGCATGATGTCGGGCATCACACCGACGGTGGCTTCGGCAATGTTGCGGATTCCGATGTTCTTCAACCTCTGCAAATACCCAGAGTTCTTATCAGCCCACGCATCGATGATGTTCGACCATGCGCGTTGAAAGTTGAGCGGGTTGCCGATGTCCGCGTTGATCTCGTATGGTGAAGCATTTGATCCCTTGAGCAGCACTCTCTTGAACTCTGGGAGCGAATCAGCCATGGCCCGCATCCGATCAACCACGTTGGCCCTTACGCTGAACGGGTTGTTCTTGTTTCCAGAGATGACGTTATCGATGGATGCAGCAATCGTTGCTGACGCCATTCTTGATGGCATGGCCAACGCATTGCCCATCACGTTTCTGACGATAGAGATGGGGGCCATGACTGACCCTTGGATCATCGAGATGAACAGGTCAGAAGCGGATGACGGGTTGATGCGGGCGATGGTCTCGACCAGATCCATGTCGGCCTTCAATCGGAGCGCATCTGCTGCGTCCCACTCGGCTGCGGATTTGTAAATCTGGTTTGGATCATTGGACTCAAACGCTATTGCCGCTCTGTCCTTGGCCGCGTTCAGAGTATCCTTTGCAGCAAGGTATTTCTGCGATGTCTCCACAAGCGTCTGCATCTGCTTGGAAGTCATGTCCTTGCGCTTCTGATCAGCGAGAGACTTTTGAACTAGGTACACAACTCCTTCCGGTGTGGACCCTTTGATCAGCTTGAACTGATTGATGAGCTGACCCCAAGTGGTTCCAGCCTTAGCAAGCGACTTGATGATCTGATTTGCGCCTTCTGTGTCGCCTCGTTCTAGGCTTCTTCTGAAAAGCTCTGCACCTGATATTGTTCTTGTATTTGATCCTGAATCTACAACATCTGACTCCAACTGAAGGTTTGTCTTTTTGGCCGCAAGATTGATTTCCCTCTCAACTCTCTGTTGTTCGTAAAACGACTCAGGAGATGTCATAATCTCCTTGCGGACTTCCGACGGGTATTCCTCCGAAGCCGCAACCCTCTCCGACAAACCGCGCATCCGCTCGCGTTGATAGCGGAAACTGGTTGGATCTCCCGTTTGTGGGTTTTTAACGAAAACCGTATTTCCAATCTGAACAGCGTCATCACCACCTAAAATTGGGGTCACGCCATCAGCTTTGTCGTAAAAGTATGAATGCCTATCTGGATTGAAACCAACTTGCGTCCAAGTGTTTATGTCTTTTGGGATGGTTTGCGATTCATGCTTTATCCCTTTTGCCACGATAGTTGGACTCTTTGCAGCACCAGCACCGATCTTAAGTGACTGGGTTTCCATTCCTTTCGTAGGAACCATTTTGATGTTCCTAACACGAATGAATGGCTCGTAGGTGGTTACATCACCGCTGGTTCCAGTTACAACACCAACACCAAAATCAGTCATTGCTGGAACGTCCTGCCTAAGCGTCATTTCAGAACCAGCGGGTATTTCGCTCAGCCTTCCAACATTAGCTTTTTTCCTTGGATCACTAAGTGAATCACGAATGGTCTGAAAATCTGGAAGCAGTTTCTTCGAAAACTCAGAAATCTTTCTAACTGGGATATCCCTGTTTATTGCGGCCTGTAACGCTTCTCTATCAAGTGTCCCACCAGCTTGAAGCGCATCAAGTTGAGCCATGACATCAGGAGAAAAGATCCTGCCGCTTTCCATCATCTCAGCCTGTGAGCCTGGAACGGATTGCTTCAATCTTTCAAATGCATCAGCCCTGCGTTCTGAAATTGTTTTAGGTTGTTCCTCGCCCCTCTGCATCCTCTGCTCGGTAGCCTTCGGAACGGCAACGCCCTTCCACGGCACGGACTCGGTGCTGGCGTAGTGGAGCCACGCGATGGCGTCCTCTGGAGACAACTTCCCGGTGATAAGCTGCTTGGTGGATGCCTTGAACGCCTGGAACCATGAGCGGAGTTCGCCCCGGTTGATGTTTGGCATCTGCTCACCGAAGGCTTGGATCACGCCTTCCTCGAGCGCGAGGTTTCTGGCCTCCTGCTGCGTGATAAGTCCCTGCTGAACCTCCTGCTGACGGGCCGCAAGCTCAGACTTGAACGCCGGGGTGTCCTGCGCGGTCTCAAGCAGCGACTTCCTCATCGAGGGGTTGGTGACACCTCTGAAAATGTCATGCCCAATCTCGTGGATGGCGGTATCAGGAGTGGCCGTCAGCGGATTGATGCGGACGATCCGGTTTCCGGTCTCCTTGTTGACCAGATACATGCCGCGAACGCGACCAGAGCCGGTGAATGGGGTATCGAGTTCGATCTTGAGGCCACGGCGAGCGGCGATTTGAGCGGCGGCGTCGATATCCGCTTGGGTGATGAGCTTTTCGCCCTCTCCGCGCTGGAGACGGCTAGCCACATCATTGTAAATCTCGCGGGCGGCGACGATTGCCTGAGGATCTCGGCGTTGTTTCGCCTCGTCGAGCAGTTCTTGAGCGGCCATTCCCTCCTCGAGCTTGGCCGTGTCGATGTTTTCCTTCTGAATCCGCTCCGCCTTTGCGATATCCTCCGGTGTTGGGCGCATCCATTGCGGCACCTCTGCCGCTGCGGTGGCTTTTGCCCTGATTTTAGAGATTACACTGTTGGGGGTATCAGCACCTTCAATGGTGATTCCATTATCGGAGGCAATTCTCCTAAGGTTATTGGTGATGAATCCTGGAACACCCCCCTCATCGACTTTGCGAAGAAGATCTTGGGCATCTTTGGTGATACCCTCGAACACTTGAGCCTCACGAGCCGCCCGTTGCTCACCGGCCATCGTCCGGTATTCCTCCATCTTGGCGATGTCGGCCCGTTCTTCAGCGGTAAGAAACCGCTCGCGCAGCTTCCGCTCGCGCATTGCGTTCTCGTAAGCGTCCTGCAACGCGTCCTGGGACTGCTTGGCCACGAACTCTGGCAGTGTGGTGGGATCGTTGATGACGCGAGCGACATCGGGATCGTTGGCCAGCTCATTGATCCGCTCCTTAGGGATGCGGACCTTGACGCTATCAGCCGCCTGCTTGATGAGATCCGTGGTGGGTTCAGTCTGAGACTTCCACCAGTCCGCATATTCCTTGGCTCGCGCCTTCTCGGTGACGGGTTCGCCTTCCTCGAAGTATCTCTGCGGGGCTTCGAGTTCTTTGCCGATACCGAGTCGTTCCTCGCGTGGGGTGGCGAACTCGGTTGGCCTCTCCGCAAGCATGCGTGCGCGGGCCAGGTCAGTCTTCTGAGGCTCTGGTGTTTCGGGGAGATCGGGAAGTCCAAGGCGTCGGCCAAGGCGTGTGGGTCGATTGAACAGCGTTCCGACGGCTGCTTCGGTGGCGAACTCTGGGAATGAGAACTCGCCACCACGGGCCACGTTGATCGCTTGGCCAGCACCTGCTTGGCCCACATTAATGGCGACGTTGGAAGCGGGGGCGATGAACTCTGGCTTGGTGATCGCCTCTCGGATCGTGGTGCCACGAACAGTGGGTCGAAGCAGGCCACTCAAGCCTTGAGTGCTTGGCCGCATGGTGAGCGCGGTGGGAGCGAGTCCACCGACGAACGAAGCACCGGGCTGCTCTTCTTGCGCTCTGGCGACCTCTTCGAGCGCACTCGGAGCGTACTTCTCGAGCGCGGCCTGTTGAGCTTTCTGCGTGAGGTAAGAGCCTCCGAACGCTCCAGCCAATCCTCCGATAACACCGCCAGCAAACATTCCAACTGGGCCAAGAGGTGCCAGTAGAGTTGCACCAAGTTCAGCTCCAGGAATCGCGCCAGCGACGCCACCAAGACTGGGAACAGTGCTTGCCGCTGCGGACGTCAGCGCGGCCCGCATCTTCGACATCCGTTCGACCGGATTCTCGAAGACGTTACCCTCGGCATCGATGTCGTAGATCGTGGGATCGAGGTTGTTTTTCTCGAGCCAGTCGCGCTGTTCCTGAGTCATGGGATTTCAATAACCGCCCATCTGTTTGCGGAGATACTGCTTGTATGCTTCAGGATCGGCAAACATCTCAGAAGACCTTCGAGTTGGAATAGGAGCCGCGTAACGCTCGGCTGCGCCAGAGACACTTTCACCAAGCGGCCCAAGGAATCCACGAATGCCCTCTGCGGTTGGAGCGACATCCCTCAAATTAACGGTTCCAAGAACAGGTTCAGGCTGACCCGGATATCTTCCGGTCCAGATCGAGTAACCCTCTTCTGCGGTAGGAGTTCCCATGGTTGGAGCGGTAGACTGAGTCGCAACCGTTGGTGCGGCAGCGGCACGGGTTCCACCGAACCGGCTCACTTGAGGGGCACCAGGGGCAGCGGGAGGGGCTTTTCCAAAACTCTTCTGTCCACCTTCCGGTTCGCCCTGTTTCTTTGTGCCGAAGACGTTTTGATATTTTTCGACGTATTCCTTGGCCTGTTCAGGGGTGATATCACCACCAAACTCGTGAACTATAGATCGAGTTCCAAACTCATCAGTGGTCATGCGAGTGGACATCCCAGGGACCTTTTCCTTCGCAACACTGATGTTCTTAACCTCATCCGGGAACCGGCTGGCCAACTCATCGTAAGTTCCGTAGACGGTGCTTCCGCTCTTGGTGGTGAGCTGCATCATGACATCCTTCTTCTGCTTCTTGATGTCCTCTCTGGCCTTCTGTTGAGACTCGAGGAATGCGAGCGTTTCGATATCAGGCTCCCCGGTCTGGACACCTTGAGCGGACAAATACCCGGTCATCTCATTGCGACGACCTTCAAGCTGACGGATGCGATCATACTCGGCCTTGGCAATGGCAGCTTTAGCACGCGTAACACCAAGAGCGGTTTCTGGATCTAGCGGACCCATCATGCTCGCATCCTCTCCGCGAGCAACCATGGTTTCTCCCTGAAGCCTGCGGGTCTCACCAAGAGTTGCAGCCTGTCTTGCAGCCTCTGCTCGCTTTAAATCCTCCTCCAGCATGAGCTGACGCTGAAGCCTCATGCGTTCAGAGATTCGCTCCTCCTGCAAGTCGCGCTGCTGCTCTTCAAGCAAAGCGGCTCTTGCTCTTCGCTGTTGCCTGATCTGCTCATTGGTTCCGGTCAATTCACCGGCAAGTCCACCAGTGAGCATTGACAGACCCGTGAGCAGTGGGTTGATGCGCTGCTTTGCTTTTGTCTCAAGATCTTCTCGAGTAGTAGCCATAAATTATCGGTTCCTCATTCTGTTGAAGATCTGCGCTTCCTCGGCAATGGACTGACGGGCGCGTGAACCGCCCATGCTCCGCATTGCCGCAGCGAGGATCTCCTCCGGGTCGTAGTTGATGTACTGGAAACCAGTCCTGTAGGGCGGAACTTTGCGGTTGATGTCAGCGGGTACCGTTATCGGTTCTTTGAACGGCTGGCTCGGCGGCGGCTCGTTGAAGTTGAACGGTTCGTACTGAGCCGTGATTCCCGGCGTGATCGTCGGCTTCGGAATCTGGACCGTCGGACGCTGTGCAACCTCGATCCGTGTCTGACGAATAGGCGATATCGTCGTGGTCGGTTTTGTCTCCGCTGGAGCGGTGGTGGCCGTCTCGGTCTTGGTGGCCGGTGTGGTTGTCGGCTGTTTCTGCTCGACGGGAATGGTCACCGTGACAGGCTCGGTCTCGAATCGAGGGCCGTACAGGGGCGTACTCCAGAGTCCGGTTTCCCAGTCAAAGAATCGTCCTTCTCCGTCGGGATACACATCTCCAACCTTGATTCCGCCATGGCCCGGAACCGGAGTCCCATACTGCCATCCATAATACGGAGAATTTGGATTGGTGACGTATTTTCCACCGCCCGCTCCTCCGCCACCGCCAGCCCCACCTGTTCCTCCCCCACCAGCCACTCCCCACGGTGAACCTGTCGGCTTGGTGGTTGGCTGCGGAGTGATCTGTTCGTCAGGACCCGGTGTATAGATGACTCCGATGCCAGTAGCAGGATCGTACTCACCCGGCTTGTAGGTGAATCCAGGAGAAGGCGTGGTGGTTGCCCCTCCACCAGCAGGCGTGGTGGACGGCGTGATTCCAATGCCCGGAGTGGTAGTTCCCTTGAATCCACCGCCGAGGTTATCGAATCCGCCACTGCCACCGCTGGCCATCGTGGTTGGCCCTTGGTAGTAGCTCAGCGGATCGACCGGAGGTATGGCATATCCAGATGGAGTGACGGGTCCAAACGTCGGTTCGACATTGAACCGAACGCCCGTGGGCGCGGCCATTGGCTCCCGCATGGCAGGCGTAAACGGTTGCGAGAGATCGACGGGCTTGTACTCGGTGGTGGGAGGTTGCTCGACTTCTGGAGCAGGCTCTGTCCATCCACCTGTCTTCCAGTCGTATGAGAACCCGCGAGCATCGACGAATGGCTTTCCTACAACAGTTCCAGGCGCACCCCAAGGGCCGAGATCCATTCCGATCTGCGCTCCTTCGTACTGACCTCCAGGAGCAAGATCGGGATAGTTGCCAGGACCAAAGTTTGTAGCAGTGGTTTCAGCCATGGGTCAGTTGCTTGATCTTCGACAACATCCAGTTGGCCACGATCTTCTTGAGGCGAGGCTTGTCCTTGATCCAGTCCGCAACCCACTTGGCGTTCGCGTCGTAGAGGCTCTTGAACCACTTCGGACCAACGAGTTCCTTCCAGAAGAAGAACGCTTCCCACTGATCGGGAATGCACTCGCGGGCGACGTAACAACCCACAAGACCGCTGAACGAACTTCCGAGGTTTCCGATGCCTTCGGTAATTCCTTTGAAGACCGCAAGAGGGCTGTTGGCCTGCGAAGCCTGGAACGCGTTCTGAGCGTTCTGGAGCGCGAAGCTGGTGCCAAGCTGAGCGATCTGACCCGGACCCGCCTGCTGCATTCCCTGAATGAGCTGCGGAGCAGCGAACGGAGACGCACCCTGCTGGAGCGCACCAAGCTGAGCGGCCTGAGACACGATGGGCTGCAACCCGAGCGCGGACTGGATGTTGGCGATGTTCTGCTGGCCAACATTCTGACGCTGCTGCTGAGCGGCCATCTGACCGGCGAAGCTCTGCTGCAACGCGGTATTCCGCTGGCCGGTGGCCGCGAGGATGTTCTGGAACGCTTCCTGCGCCTGACGATTGGCGACATCGCTGGTGGTCTGACCGCTCTGGAGCAGGCCAAGAGCCTGGGAGCGACGTTGGACATCCGCGTTGGCGATAGCTTGAGCCACCGCGTTCGCCTCACGGAACGCTTGGAGATTGCCGAGGATGTTTCCGGTGGCCGTTCCACGGGCGCGAACGGCCTGCTGAGCCGCCCGCATGAGCGACGGGTCCAAAGTGCCAGCCTGGGCGAGACCGGCGGCTACCTGACGCTCAAGGTCGCTACGCATCTGAGCGGCGGCACCCGTGTCCTGCGGGGAGACCGGAAGACCGACACGCTCGTAGGTGGGGGCTTCGGGAACAGCCTGACCGGGAGCTTCAGCCTGACCGCGCAGTCCACCTAGGAACGACTCGTAAAGTCCGTAGCGAGTAGGATCAACCGCCTCAAGCTCAGCCCTGCGTTGCCGAGCGAACTGAGTGCCGTACTGCTGGGCAATGGCCAACTGTTGAGCAGCCTGACCCGGAGCAAGCTCGTTGAGTGCCTGCGTTACGGCCTTGGTAACATCGACATCGCCAGCACCAGTGAAATCGGCGGTGCGGTATTCACCCGTGGGCTGTCCCGTCTTATCGAAAACAGGGTAGGTGTATTTGCCACCAATTCTGGATGCGGACTCGATCTGCCGCATGAGCGGGAAGACCTCTGCTTGTGCAAAGGCCGCTTCGCGGTTCGCCGCTCCGTAGTCTGGTGCTTTATATGTTCCGCCCATAGCAAATCCTGTTGTTCATCAAGAGTCTGTAGTACCGCTGAAAATCGTACAAACGGGAAACGCCCGTGTGCATGTTGTTGCCGCCCAGCTTGGTCACTTTGTCCGAGCAACGAGTCATCATGGCCATCCAGAGCGTCTGAATCGCCATGGGCTTGGTGGCCACCACCATCTCGATCCAAGCGATGTGACCCTCTGGATCGTTCGCGTAGATGTCTTTCGACTCCTCGAGCGAGTTGATGAAGCGCACGGCACCCACGCCGCAGCACTCACCGTTATCGTCATAGATAACCCCGATCTGCCTCTTGGAGTTGAAAATGCCTATCCAGTTGAGCAGTTCGTCATTGTTCCATGTGGAACAAGTGGGCCACTTCTCGCGCAGTAGCTTGGCGGCTGCGAGGATTGTTGGATGCGGCGTCATTGCTGCGGGCGGATCGAATCGACAAACCCGGAGAGGATCGTGGACTGGAGGCACATCCGCTTGCCGGTACTCGCGTTGGTCTGAACGAGGAACTGGATCGTGTTCCAGCGACCACGGCTGATCAGGTTGTAAGCAGCGAGGAACTTCTGGCTGTTGGTCACTGACAGGCTGCTATCCAGAGCGGTAAACGTGCCGCTCATGTTCGTCGCGTAGTAGAGACCCACGGTTGGCGTGTAATCGGTGTACGGGTTGTCGAGCGCGAACTGGACGTTGTACCCGATCTTGTCGGGGATCGGCTCGTTCAGATTGTAAGCCTTGGTGATGACGGTGGATTGATAGGCCGAACCGCCATCGAGATAGGCTGTGCTTGATACCGGAGAAAGCCGAGTGTTCTCGAGGTAATCGTTGAATGACCAGACTTGGCCCGCACCATTTCCGAGCGACTCGATGTTGCCAGCGAACATGAGTACCTGACCGATGGACGAGAACGCGGTCGGGATGAAGTCGTTTACGCGCCAGTTGTCCCAGTACCCGAGCCACGAGCGGGCCAGTGAGTGGTAGACGATGACCGCGTTGTTGCCGGTGTTCGCGCCCTCGAGCGTGATGGTTGTCGCTGGGGTGGCCTGCTCGGTGAGAAGGCTATATCCGCTTTCGAGACCGAGATTGAACGATTCGTTCGTTTGGAACGGGACCGCGAGGAGGTAGCGGTTGTTCCAGAACACGCCGTCGCAGAGGGACAGCCGGGTCTTGTCGATGCGGCTGATGAGATCGTTGATGGGCGACGAGAGCGCGAGACCGACGCTGCTCTGGGTACCCGCTTGGATCTGCGCCATGGACCGGATGCCATCGCGGGACAGGAAGAAGACATCGGGACCCACGGCGGCGACCGAGCGGTGCGATGAGCATCCAATATTGCCGCTGATGAGCGTGATCACCCAATCGGCGGAATCTTGCGTGGGATCGGCATCCACGCTCCAGATCGAGCGTTCCTTGAAGACGAGCAGCTTGTACCCGAACCACGAGTAGAGTCCGGTGATCGGATCACCATCGCCACCGATACGGAGCGAGCCGAGCGGGTCCCAGGATTCGCCATCGAGGATGTCCGAGAAGAACAGCGTGTCAGGAGGGTTCGCCGTGTCGCTGGAGACGGCCCACAAGCGATTGGTGTGGGTCGTGAGATAGATCGGCTTGGAAGGAGGAGTGAGCGAGACGTAGGCCACTGCATGCGCTCCGCCGCCGCCACCGATATTGACCGTGGGAGCGGTGGTGTAGCCGCTGCCAGGATTGGTGATGTTGACCGCAATCAGGTTGCCATCATTGGAAACGACAGCTTCAGCCGTGGCTGTCACGCCGCTCGGGGGAGCGGAGATGGTTACCGAGGGAATGGCCGACAGATTCGACCCCTGATTGATGACATCGATGCGGCTGATCTTGCCTGCGGTGACCGACGCGTTGGCGTTGCTGGAGTTGATGTAGGCCAACGAACCGAAACCGTCTGCGTAGAACAGCTTGTCATTGAGCTGCGCGAAGTAGACGTAGCTCGTGGAGGCGTTGAGCGTCGAACCGCTGATCAGGTTGTAGCTGATACCGGGTGAGCCGTAGTACAGGGATTTGATTCCTGTATTGGGGTCGAGGACAGAAATGACGAGCCTCTCGGAGGCTGCGGTATCGAAGTAGAATCCAGAGTAGACTTGGGCGTTTGTGGGAAGGTTGGAACCGTAATAGGAAGTCGTGGATTCCCATGCGGTAAGGACGTTTTCCCAAGTGGATACGAGCGGATTACCTGCGAGCGATACGGTCCCGAGACGCGTGACGATGTTGCCGAAGTCGTCGTAGTCCATGTTGATCGCCTTCTCCATGCTGGTGGCAGGGATGGCGTCTGGACGGGTGGCCGAGATGACTCCGGTGGAGAACCCGTTGGTTCCGTCCAAGAGCAACTGGTCGTCGAGTGCGTCTGAGGATTGGAACGGCATTAGAGGATGTCCTGGAACGTGTAGTCGTAGAGGCTATCCGGGATGATGCGGCTGATCTGCTGCTGTTGGCCGCGCTCCATGTCCTTCATGATACCAACCTGGGCCGCGCCCTCTTGGAACTTGGCCTGCGCCTTGCCGTACTGCCGCGAGTACTAGAGGAGATCGCCTTCGGTGTAGGCCATCAGTGCGTTCTCGATGCCGCGCAGCTCGAAGTCGGTGTCATTGGTGATGGTCTGAGCCTCACCGTACTGCCGCATCTGCGACTGCTTCTTGCCGAGGATGAAGAGTGTGCCGTCCTGATTGGGCGTGGGAACGAGCTTAAGACGCGGAACGCCCGCTTGGCCGTAGGGAGTGCCGATGAGCCGCGCCCAGTTGACGAAGTTGCCGGGTGTGGACTTGCGGGAATCGACGTTGTTCCAGGTGTTTGGATCGAGCTGGAAGAACGAGACCCACTCGGCGGCGGGGACTTCGATGCCGTCGGTATCACCGGAGATGGTGAACCGAATGGCCACGGGGAAGTCGAGGAATGTGTCGTAGCCGGTGCCTGATGCGTAGCCCGAGGTGACGAAGGTGGAGAGGGTGATGAGTTCTTCGCCATCGACGACCGGGATAGAGATGACCCCGAGGGTATCGTTCCAGAGGCACGAGTCCCAGATCATCGAGTAGCGGCGCACGCAGAACTTCTTGGCCAACGCGAGCGTGGCCGAGTCCGTGAACGAGAGCTTGTCGCAAGCCGCTTGGGCTACCTGGGACGGTTTCATGCGAAGTATTCCTGCAACGTCATTGTGGAGATAGTGGAATTTGACGTTCCATTGACCGCGTAATTAAGGAACAGCGGTTGAGCAGAAAGAGGCGAGTATATGTTGATCTTGTAGGTTACAGCACTGGTGCTTGATGGTGAGTCCAAGAACTCGATCTTGGTATTGTTGATCGCGTTGACTTCGCCATCTTCGTAACTACCCGAAGCAATTCCAGTTTGTCCCGAACCTATAGACGTTCCGATCTCGTTGCCATTTCTTGTAAGCCTGAACAGGATGAACTGAGAAGCATTCGTATAGCACGAATAGTTAAGCACTATGCTTACAAGTACTTTGGAAGATAAGGTTTTTGGTGTGATCGATTTTGTCAGGGAAGTGATTTCGGTTCCTGGAGCGGTGACAGATCCGGTGTAGTTGTACCTATCATCGGCAACCTGCTGAACGCACTGCGGATAGCTTGCAGCGGCCAGCCTCACCTTGGAATCGGTGGCATCGAGGATGAGCAGCTTGTCGTTAGCCTGATCAAGCGTGACGGTCGATAGATTGGGAACCGTGACACTGTTGGAATTGATCGTCAGCGCATCGCTCGAAGCATCTCCAAGCGTCGTGTTTCCATTGGCAGCAAGATCTCCAGACAACGTGGTCGCAGCGGTCACACCAAGGGTGCCGGTGATCGACGCATTGCCCGAGGCATTGATGGCCGCAACGCTCGTGGTCCCGGTCACGCCAAGGGTTCCAGCGACCAGCGTGTTTCCGCTCGAGGCAGCGACGTTGAACTTGTTGGTATTGACCGCGAAGTCTCCGGTCACCGCCAGGTTTCCGGGGAGCGACACATTGCCAGAGAGCGTGGTAACCCCCGTCACATTCAGATTCCCTGTGACCGCGAGATTGCCAGCGAGGCTGTTGTTCTGGCCCGCTTGAGTCTGGGAGATTGCACCGTAGGAAGTGATCGTTCCAGCCGGTGCGCTGATGTTGCCCGCGCTGGTGCTGATGTTGCCCGTGGTGGCGACAGACGCAGCGGTAGCGGCCCCGGTGACAGCGACCGAAGCGAGAGTGGTGGCTCCAGTGACTCCCAGGGTGGACGACAGCGTGGTTGCCCCGGTGACACCGAGGGTGCCAGCAACGGCGGTATTACCGCTTGCGCTGGCCACGGTGAGCTTGTTAGTGGCGACGCTGAAGTCTCCGCTGGTATTGACCGCTTGGGTCGAAAGCTGGAGCGCGGAGTCGGTTCCAGAACCGTCGCTGATCGCCTTCAGGGATGAGGTGATCGTCGCGGAATCGGTGGTCTTGAGTAGGCCAGTGTAGGTCGAAGCGACCGTGGAGCCTGTGAGTGCTGTTCCCATGTTATTCTCTCGGAGGTAGTGCGTACCAACCTTCGCTGATTGTCACGCGGTTTCGGGATTTGACGATGTTTCCGCTCGCGTCCTTGGCCCACACATGGGCTTTGACCGATTCAGCCAGCCTGACGGGTTGGCCCGGCGGTACCATTACCACTCGGGTTGGCGTGCAACCCAGCGGCATCAGCGCGAGCAAGGAGATCGTCGCGGAGGCGATTGTCTTTCTGTCCGTCTTCAAGGGTTTGGTCTTTCTGTTCGAGGATCTTATCGAGAGCTGCCTTCATCATCCCTTGAGTGATGCTTAGAATTGGATCCATGATTCTTAATGAGTTTTGCGTGGAACCAGACGGCCCACGCGAAGATTCCAGCCAGACTACAGTTGGTCAGGATTTCTGAGCCGTTTGGTGTTGAGAGTGTGAGGCAGTTGGCCAATGAACCTGCTGCTGTTCCTGCGAGCGAAATGCGGAGCAGGATGCTTCCTGTCATGGGGAACTTCTCGACAAGTCCTCCGCTTCGATAAAGCAGGACCATGAAAGCAGAAACGCCAGCGGCAAGGACTCCGCTGGCGATGACATTTGCGATGGTTTCGATCTTCACTTCTTTCGGAACTTGTCGATTACGAACTCGACGCCGTGCAGGCCGAGGAAGCCCATAATGAACGCCGCAGCGTACTGCGTGTTGCTGTTCTGCATCTTGAAGGCATCGACCACAATAGGAGTGAGGTAATTGGCCGACAAAGTACCGGCCAATAGGCTGGTTACCGTAGTGAACCAGTCCTTATGGCCGTCGCGTTTGACCGTGAGGAGCGAACCAGCAAAACCCGCTACGAGTAGGCCAATATTGATGCCGAGTTCTCGCAGCGTGTCCTTCACTTCTGGTCCTCCTTATTGGCGTCTTGAGCCTTCAAAGCGGTGAACATCGCACCAGCACCAGCCGTAATGGCGGCGATGGCATTGGCGAT